CTATGGATAGTGGCCCTGCTAAACAAAGACGGCGTGGTAAACGTCCTGATGTTCTTTCTGTTGAATTTAACATGAATACAGATCAGGTTAATACTCTTAGAAACTTTATTGATAACACGATTCAAGGTGTTATTAGATTTGGATTTCCTCACCCTAGAACTGAACAAGTTGTAGAAGTAAGGATTGTTCCTCAAGGTGAAGGTGAGTTATTTGGTTTGACTTATATCTTACCTAACTATTGGAGAGTTACTTTACAGCTTGAGGTGTTACCATGAGTAGATTAACTTCAATGTCTGCTTCTGCATTACGTGCAGTTTTCTCACCAGATGCAGATGATGATTTATTTATTCTTTTAACTGTATATGACCCTGAAGATGAAAACCAAGTAGTTTTTAGGTTGTCAGATGGTTATACAAAAAGAATATCAGAAACTGCAAATGAAGTTACTTATGGTATTACTTCAAATGGAAATGATTATACATTTTTACCAATGCAGATTACTTTACCTTCTGAAGACGAAGCACAGGCACCTCGTTGTTCAATTACAATGTATGATGTAACTAGACAACTTACACCTATTATTCGTTCTATCAGTTCACCACCTAAAATTAAATTAGAGTTAGTGCTTAGTAAATCTCCTGATGTTGTTGAGATTTCATTTAGTGATTTCTATATTAGTAGTTTCAAATACAATGCTGATTCAGTTGTTGCTGAATTAACAATGATTGACTATGATAGAGAACCATTCCCTATGCACAGCTTTACACCTAAATACTTCCCTTCAATGTTCTAAAGGAATACAAATGAATTTTGAGAAATACACAGGATTACGTTATAAAGCTAAAGGCAGAGACTTTGATGGTCTTGATTGTTGGGGATTGGTACGTCTATTCTATTCTAATGAACTTCAAATCAATCTCCCTAGCTTTAGTTCAGAATACCAAGAACAAGATACTCTTAGAATCCAAGAATTGATTTCTCAATACAAAGAAGGTTGGGAACAAACTGAAGAACGTAAAGCTGGCGATGTTGTATTGTTCAAAATCAAAGGTTCTGATTCTCACGTTGGTATTGTTGTTGATAATCAAAGGTTCCTACATGTAAGAGAAAATCAAGACAGTGTAATTGAATCTTTTGATTCAGCTTTCTGGAAGAAACGAGTTGTAGGTTGCTTTAGATATTCTGAAAAGAACGCAGTAGTTCTTAATGCAAGACCTCACCCATTGCGTACTCAAAGATATTCATCTGTATTGGTTGCTGGTTCTTCCTTGAAACAAGTAGCTGATGAAATTGTAAAAGAATATAACGTACCAGAAGAACTAAAACAAAAAGTAAATATTCTGGTAAATGGTAAACCTATTGCTGAAGATCAATGGGAAACTACTTTACTGAACCCTAGTGATAAAGTTGAATATAGAGCAGTTCCTGAAGGTAGTGCTGGACGTATGTTAGGTTTCTTGGCTTTAGCTATTGTTGCTCCGCAACTTGGCACAATGGCTCTACAGTCAGCCGCTGTAGCTGGCGTTAGCATGACTGCTGGTGTTGGTGCTGCTGTGTATTACGGTACAATGGCTGCTACATACCTTGTGGGCAGTGCTTTAATCAATGCTATTGCACCTATTAGGCCACCTTCACTTGGTCAAGACCCCGGTAGTGCAAATCAACAATCATTGATTACAGGCGGTTCTAATCAGCTTACACCTTATGCTCCTATTCCTGTCGTCCTAGGTAAAGTAAGAATTACGCCTCCTATTGGTGCTGTTAATTATCTTACTTATGAAAATGCAACAGATAGTTATATTTCAATGCTACTAACTTGGGGTTATGGCCCTTTGAGTATTGATTTAGACTCAATGAAGATTGGTGATATTGCAATTGCTGATGTAGTTGATATTACAGATGAAACCAAGTATAAGCATGTTCTTTTAGATAGAATCACAGAACCTTCTGATGAAACTAAACGAGCTTTCGATGCTATCTATGGAAACGACATTACTCAAGTTCAAACCAATAAAGAACTGTTATGTGATGGCCCTCCTGCTGATATTCAAGGTGTTATGAAAACATCTAGTCTAGTTGGCCCTGATGACCCGATTAGTACAGTTTATTGTGATCTTAGTCATGAGTTTACAAATTCAGAAATCAATCAAGATTTTGATATTACATTTACATCTCCTGTAATGTCTTCATTGTCTTTGGTTTCAAACAAAGTAAGTAATGTTGTAGTAACAGTTGTAGATGCTAATACAAAAAGAGTTACAGGTACAATCTCTAATATTGGTTCTCCAAATCCTTATGTTGGTTTCAGAGGTAATGTTTCATACACAGTACCTTACAACAGATATGTCGGTAGTTACATAGGTTTCATTTCTGCGACAACTGCTGGTGCTTACTTTGAAGCTGCAACAGATGAAAAAGCAGATTCTGCAACAGTAGCTATTCACTTCCCTCAAGGTTTGCGTAAAGTAAAAATCTCTGGTTCTGATTCTGGTACTAGCTATACAACAGTTGTTGGTATTGAACTTCAAGTATCTTTGGATGGCGGTTCTTTCCAAGCGTTAGATGTTTTGTACCTAGGTAACGATGCACCTCGTAAAGATGGATTTACATATACAAAGACTTATGCTTTGAATAGTAACTCAAGTGCAGCTATTAGGGCAAGACGTATTACAGGTTCAGATACTGAAAGTAATCCTGATTACAGAGAATACTTTACTAGTGTTTTACAGAATGTGACATTCACTAGAAACTCTGCTCCTGTTATTGACCCATTGAATACTAAGATTGCTAAGTCAGCAATTAAGATCAATGCTACTGAAGAACTTAATGGACAGATTCAAGGTATCAGTGCTGTTGTTCAAACTTATTGTAAATCTTGGAATGGTTCAGCTTGGATTGATAGACCCACAAGTAACCCTGCTGATTTGTTTAGGTATGTCTTAGAACACCCCGGAAACCCTCGTAGAATTACCTCTGCAAGCGATCAGATCAACCTACAACAGCTTCAATACTTTGCTGAGTACTGTACTACCAAAGGCTTTGAATACAACGCCGTAATGTCTAATTCTCGCAGTGTACTAGATACTCTTAGAGACATTTGTTCCGCGGGTCGTGCTAGTCCTGTACTTGCTGATGGTAAATGGTCTGTTGTTATTGATGAAGTTAAACCTAACGTAGTACAACATTTCACACCTCATAACTCTTGGGGATTTGAAGCCGTAAAGATGTTACCTAAACGTCCTGATGCTTTGCGTATTAACTATTACGATCAAGACAGTGATTATCAAGAAAAAGAAATCATTGTTTATGATGTAAATAAAGATGATACAAATACAGATTTATATGAGTCAATTACACTACCCGGTGTAACTAAAGCAAGTTCTGTAAAAGATCATGCTAAATGGCATATGGCTCAAATCAAACTACGTCCTGAAGTTTATACTCTGAACGTAGATATTGAATACTTGGTTTGTAATAGAGGTGACAGAGTAAAGGTAATGCACGATGTACCTATGTGGGGATTAGGTAGTGGTAGGATTAGTCTAAGAGAAAGTTCAACTGTATTTCATTTAGATGAAGATCTGTTGATGGAAGCAGGTAAGCAATACACAATTAGATTCAGAAGTAAAACAGGACAATCAACTGTAAGAACTGTTCAAGTAGTTTCTACATCCGGTTATTACTCTGTTATTACTTTGACTTCTGCCATTGATGTAAGCCTTGCTGATAATAATGACTTGTTCTTGTTTGGTGAATTAAATCAAGAAGCGCAAGACTTGATTGTGTTGTCTGTTGAAGCTAATGGAAATAAGACAGCTTCTTTGAAGTTAATTGATTATGGCGTTACACCTGAATACAACATCTTTACAGACTATCTAAGTCTTAGTTCTGATACTGTATTTGAATCTCAAGTAACTGTTCCAGCTATTTTGCAGTTAAATAACTTTGGTGATAAAGTTCCTACAATTACATCATTCCTAAGTGATGAATCAGTAATGACTCAAATCTCTAAAGGTGTGTTTAGTTACAACATCAACGTATCTTTTGTTAACGCTGTTAAGTTACCTACTGTAACAGACTCTGTTCAGTTTGAATATGATTTAGCAAGTAGTACAGATACTTCTAACTCAAAGTTAGTTGCTGTAAAGCATACATCTGGTAGTGCAGTTATTAAAGATATTCAACAAGGTGAAACTTATAGAATTAGAGCTAGGTACGTCTCTACTGAAGGTGTTGTTGGTAAATGGACAGCGTATAGTAATCATACAGTCGTAGGTAAAACAAATTCACCATCTACTGTTCAACAGTTTGTAAACTCTAGTGATAAATCAAGTGGTCAAATTCTATTGTCTTGGGTATCCAATCCTGAAGTAGATGTGTTCAACTATGAAGTAAGAACAGAGAATCAGAACTGGGGTTCTAATGACGAACAAAGAGTATTCTTTGGTGATGCAACTAAATGCCTAGCTAAATTTAATCCTGATGTAGTTTTCTATATTAAGGCTGTTGATAGCTCAGGTA